CCTCTTGAAATTGACGGTATCGCGCCTTACGGGTTTCCTGTCCTCCTCAAGCTCCGAGGCAATATAGAGTAGCTGTATCTCCCTCGGCATCTTGTAGAACTCCTCCATGCGGAGGCCGTGCCGCTGCCAGAGTACGCTCGCCCAGTAGCCGTCGGAGCCGGGAGTGCTTACGAGTTTTTTGCCGCTTCCAGCTCCTCGTCGTCATTGACCGCGCTCGCCAGTCCGAGGGCCTGCATAACCATGCGGGAAACGTGCTGGTATTCGTCCGGCTTCGGGAACACCTTGAGCGGCATATCCGTCACGTCCACGCAATGGTAGTAGTCCATCAGCTCCTTGTCCTTGAGGTTCGGGAACTGCAACGCCTCCACAATCAGGTGGCGGCTGGCTCTCGCGCTGTCCTTTTCGGTTTTCCAAACCACCTCGCCCATCGCAATCAGGGGGTTGCCCTTTTTGTCGGTCGCCATGCTGCGCTTGCGGTAGGCCTCGTTGATTCGGTTGATTTCCTCCTGCGAAAGCACCTTGATTTCCAGCGGGATTACCTCGCCGTTCTCGTCCCTGATGCTGTCAAGGCCGGGGGCGGTGACAATCTCCGGCTCCATGCTGCGCATAAAATACTTGAGGTTCTTCTTGTCTGCCATGTCGTTCTCTCCTTTTTGAGGTAGTAAGTATCGGCCCCTCCGGGCGGAGGGGCCTTGCGGTTAAAGAATGTCTTTCGCGTTGAACGAGATCGCGTCCTCCACGACCTCGCCGCCGCTGTCGAGCATGGTGAGCGGCAAGTCGCCCGTCAGGACACAGCCTACGCAGGTGACGGTGTTGGTGCCGTACTGCTTGTAGTAGTCGCTGTTCTTGTCCTCCATGATGCCCTGAATCGTCATTTCCGGGGTCTCATGGCTCTCCTTGTACTCGGCAATCTTCTCCTCCAACCACTTGGAGGAGCGTCTGCGGGTGATGGTGCCCGTGATGGCGTAGCCCAGCCAGCGGCTGCTCGGGGTCAGCTCTCCGAGCTGCCTGCCCGTCCACACGTCCGGCGTGAACTTGATTTCGCACTTGATGCTGTCCGCAATCTCTACGCCGTCGAGGTAAACATGGCCCTCTCGCAGGGAAATCGGTGCGTGATTGTATTCCATGCCTTATTGCCCTCCTCTCTCTTATCTCGTCTTGACGGTGAAATACAGCTTTTCCGCGCTGTCCACCGCCTGCAATCCTACGTTGAAGTAGGTCTCGTCGTCCACACTGGCCTCCCGGTCTACGAGGAAATCCTCGTCGTAGGAGACGTTGGTAATGGCTCCGCTGTCGTCGAACTGCCGAAGGATGGTCTTGCCGATGCCCTCCATGATGTCCCAGCCCCGGCTATCGTTGTCGTACTTGTTGGGCGGGAAATTGAGCTGCACGGCCTCTTGGAAAGTGTCGTACACGCGGATTACGCGGTTCTTGCGGTAGCTGCGGTCTTTCTTGTCCGCGTAGGTGACGAGGCTGTTGATGTCGTACTCGACCACCACCTCGTCGTTCTCGTTGACGGAGAAAAAGAACTCGCCCGCATTGATGGCCGCGATAGCCTCCTCGTTGCTCTTGGGGCCGACCACGGCGGTCGCGCCTGCGTACTGGTTGTAGGTCAGGCTCTCGGTGTTGGAGGCCCCTGCGGTCGCGCCCGCGACCCATGCGCAAACCTCCTCCACGGTGAGGTCGTCGCCGTCCAGCGAAACGCTGTTGGTGACGTTGATAACGCCCTCGTAGTCCATGCCCGGCGCGTTCGGCATGACTACCTGCACGCCCTTGCCCATGCTGTCGCGCATATACTTGATTTTGGTGAGGGCCGCCTGCTTGACGTTCTTGGCCTCCTCCCCGTCGAACGGGAAGCACACGGTATTGAACTTCACGCTCTCCCAAGCGTCGATGAAGTCCGTAATATCCATGTTGGTGGCCGCCTCGTCGGTGCCGCCCGCGAGGGTCGTCCCTGCGGCCTCTCCGAGGCTGCCCGTGCCGCTGAACGTGATATACGGGTTGTCGAGCGCAATCAGCTCCTCCACCGTGTTCAGGCCCTCGTACTCCGTGACCTTGCCTCCGTCGAGGTGGATAAGCACATCGTACCCGCCCAGCGGGTTCGCGTCCACGGTAACGGTGAGCAGATTGCCCCGGCTGCCGCCGTACTTGGCGACGGCGGTGAGGGTGTTGGTGTTGCCGCCCGCTCTGGTGGCGGCTGCGCTCTCCGGGTAGGCCACGCACGCGGTGTAGACCTCCTCCGCGCCGTTCTTGCTGACTGTCACGCTGAACTCTACGTCAGCTCCGCCCTGCTCGAGGGCGGCCAGCTTCTTGTAGGTCTCGGTCGTCAGGAAGTCCGCCGCTCCCGTGATGTTCACGCCGTCGATAGTGACGGTGTAGCCCTGCCCCAGCAGCGCGGTCACGGTGTCGAACAGTCCTGTGTTCTTGACCTCGCTCACCGGGCCGGTCAGCGTCATGGTGAGCTTGCGGCTGCCGTCGTCGAAGTTCAGCGTGCAGCCAGTCAGGTTCTCTTTCGCGCCCATGTTCTCCGCGATAGCCTCGCTGACTGCGGTGGAAATCTCGGTGGCCTCCTGCTCGGGCAGAGCCATCTCGATCTCCGCCGTGGCCTTTTCGCCCTCCGTCAGGATATAGGCGTAGACCGTCGTGGCCCGCTTGAACGCCTCCCGAATGAGAAGCATCTGGCGGTTGGGGTCGTCGTCGTAAATGCTGTACCCGAAAGTGGCCGCCTCTGCGTCGGGGCTGGCGTTCGTCAGCTTAATGAACTTCTTGGCCGGGCCGTAGCTTGCCTTGGGGAGGGGGATAATCACGGTGCCCCGCGTGCCCGCGCTGATTACCGCCTGCTCTCTCCCGCTCTCGAAGTTGATATACGTACCCGGTCGCGTCTTGCCTACCAGTTTGTCGAATCTGCCTCCGGCCATCTCACTTCACCTCTCTTTTCTTCCACGTCTCAATGTGCGCCCTCATTTCCTCGACGGTGTACTTGCCTGTCATTCCATAGGTCGCCCCGGCGAACGTACTCGTCGATACTCCAAAGAGCTGACGGCAATTCTCCTGCAACTTCCCGACGGCATATTTCGGCGCGGCCCCGGTCTTTACCGTCGCCTGCCCGCCAGTAGCCGCCTTGCGTCTTGCTGCCATATCATAATCCTCCTTACTCCGGCTGGCCGCCGGACTGGTTTACTGGGACGGCGTACTTCTCCAACGCCTCCGCGTATGCGTCCGAGATGGTTTTCCCCGACTTCATAAACACGTCCACGTTAATCGAGTGCGCCCGCTCCCTGTCTGCTGTGGTGTCGCTGTAGGGCCTGCGGCTCCGCCAGCTTATTGTGAGCTGCGCGGCCCCGTCGTCCAGCACCTTGAGCTGCGGGTCGTTTATCCTTACCCAGCTCCCCGCAACCTCGCTGCCGTCCTCCGCAATCAGCGGTATCAGGTTCCGCGCCGCCCGAATCGCCGTCATGACCGCGTGGCCGAGGCTGTACGCTCCCTGCCCCGTCTTGTGGAAAAGTTTGATAAACCAAACGTAATCCATGTAGTAGGTCAGGAACGTCTCTCCGCCCGTGTCAATCTCCGGCGTAGGGAAGTAGGCCGCCGGAACAGAGAAGTTCTGCGGCACATTCCAGTAGTACGGGGACGGGCCTCCGGCCTTGTCCAGCACGTATTTGATGATGCTCGCCATCTCCTGCTCAAGCACCTGTTTCCACCTCCCTTATCCGCCGCCGAAATAGCTGTCCAGCCATTCTTGCAGCTTTGCTTCCAGCAGCTCCGGGTAAATCCTGTCGAGTATGCGCAGCGCGCTCTCCCAGTAGTGCTTGCCCTCTACCCAGTGCTGCTTCAACAACATTCCCGTCTCTGCCGACGGGTCGTAAACGAAGCGGTCGCCCTCCCAATACCCCGGCACCCAGCGTCGCGCCACGCCCTTGGTATTCGTCCAGTGCCCGTCATTCACATAGCTCGCGTAGTCCACGTTCGTCCCGACTTCCAGCGTCAGCCCGCCGTCAGTCAGCTCCCATACGTTGCCCTCCGCTCCTTTCTCGAAGCTGGCGAGGAGCTGCCTGCTGTCCAGCACTTGCCTCCTCACGATCTCGTCCTGCAAAATCCGCAGGAACTCGTTCCCCAGCCCCTCCAAGAACAGCTCAAACTCCTTGCGGAAATCCCCCTTGGCTGCCCGCTCCACGCTTCCAAAGAACGCCCGGAAATCGGACATATCTATCTCCACGTAGCTCATAGGTGCCTCTCCTCGTCAATCTTCTTGATATAGACGAACAGGTGGTGGTTCCGCACGTTGATGGGCTGCTCCGCCGTGTACTCGTGCCCGGTCGCGCAGTCCACGATTTTGTCGTTGAGCCGCACGTCGGTTCCGATGGGGAGCGTGAGCTTGATTTTCGCGTCCATCAGGTTCGCCGGGGCCGTCTGCGTCACTGTGATGCTCGCTGACCGCACCCCGAAATGGCAGCTCTGCCCGCTGATGTCCGGCTCCTCCGGGTAGGAGAACGAGGGGGAGGCCGGGAGGTTGTACCCCGGCGACTTCTCCCCCTCGACAACGTGGTAGATGTCGCACGTGTGGTTGAGTAGGTTCTCCAAGCTCATGCCCGCACCTCCCTCAAAGCCGCCTCATGCGCAGCGTTATGCCCTTGCGCGGCTCCGCCACAACAAAGTCGTCCAGCAGGGCCGCGAGGTCTAAACCGTCCAAGCTGATTTGGCTCGTCTCGGAGGTGTAGCTGTAGTCGTCGAACGTCTCGGATTTTATTTCTTTCGCGGCGAGGACGGCGTTGTGGGCGTATGCCTCCGCCAGTATCAATACCGCCGTCTTAATGCTCGGTGGTATCTCCTTGTAGCTCTCAAAGGTGTTGTGCGTGTATGTGATTACATACTGCTCCGCCCTTGCGATGTCCACCGCGAGCCGCGTGTCGCTGCGCTTCTGCACCGACGGTATCTCGGAATAGTCCCTAACCTCTTGCGGTGTTACCCACGGTCTTTCCGCCATCGCGCCCACCGCCTTTACACTTCAAGGCGTACCGCTTTAACGAAAATATCCGCGCTGCCCTCGCCCGTCTCCTCTGCGGACAGCTTGGCCGTCAGGGTCACGTCCTTGTCGCCCACGGCGGCGTATGCGCCGTCCTTGGTGGTGAAGCCCACGGCGTTCAGCTCGACGGCATCGAGGTACTTCACCGCCTCCTCCTGATCGCCGGACACGTCCAGCGTCGCGCTTGCGAACGCGGTCTTGACATCAATGCCAAAGCCCACAATGCGGAAGCCCGCCGGGAGCTTGACGGGGAGCTGCGTGCCCTCCGCTGCGTCGGTGTCCTTGTTCACGGTTCCGAGGTAGAACGTCTGCTCAATGCCGCAAACGCCTCTATCGAAAATTGCTACTTTCATCTGCTTTGCCCTCCTTTAGCTTTCCTGCAGGTCAATCATCGTGGGGCTGCCGTTGGAGTAGTCTCCCTCCGCCCACAAGATTGCGTCCACAAAATCGGCTTTCTTAAAGCCCTTGGTTTCGACCACCCCGACCTCCGGGGCAATCTCCTTTAGCTGCTCGAGCGTCATGTCCTCAAGCTGCTCCCGCGTGTACGGCTCCCTCTCGGGTTCCGGCTCCATCGGCTCCGGCTCGCCCGTCACCATGCGGAAATAGCCCGAGGCCACCGCCGCCTGTGCGATGGCCTCGTCCTCCACGAACACGTCCGGGTGTTCCTTTGTGGCCTTGACCGGGCCGTAGTAGGAGAGGGCCTTTACCAGTTTCAAATGGTAGCTCATGGCCGCCCTCCTCTCTTACTTCAAGCCCTTGATGATGGCGGTCGCGTCCAACTCCTCGATGATGGGGTCGTAGTCGAGGTGGATAACGTAGAAACGCTTATCCTGCATGATGGCTTCCTTGCCCTCTGTGGTCTTGCGAATCTGCACGCTGTAGGTGTTCACCACAATCAGGTTCCGGGGGTCGGTCAGCAGGATAGTGCCGTCGTCGAGGGACGGGCACTCCACGGCCTGAATGCGGGCCGGGGCGGTGTAAATGCTGTCGGGCACCGCGCCGCCTGCGCCGATAACCTTGTTCAGCAGGAACAACTCCCACTCCTGCGCCCGGCGGGGAGACATCAGCCAGCGCAGCCGACCGTTGTTGTACTTGTTCGGAATCTGCGCCAGAGCCTTGTAGAACAGGTCGAGGCTCATTTCGCCCTCGCTGGAAGCGTCGTAGACGTGGCCGCCGTTGGAAATCTGCTTAATCCAGCCGTCATTGATTTTCAGGAAATCGTAGTCGGCGGTTCCCTCTGCCACGTCCTCGTCGCCGTTGAGGTACAAGTCCTCCATGTCTACGCCGAGCTGGGTAGTCATAAGGTTGGTGACGATGTTCTCGAAGTTCTGGCCCTCGATGTTCTCGCGCAGGGTCTCCTCGGTGATTTCCCAAGGCAGGCGTACAGCGGTGGTGCTGTACTCGATCTGGCTGGTTTTCACGCCAGCGCGGTAGTTGTCGTCCGTGTTCTCGGTCTTTTTGCGGACGATGCGGCGGTCAATGCCAATCTTGTCGATTTCACCAGTCTTGGCGGTGCGCATCTCATGGCGCACGAGGCCGCCGAGGTTGGTGGCCTCAAAGGTCTGCTGGATGAATCGCCGGGCCTGTTCCGGGTTCAGCAGGCCAGAGGACAGGCTGCCCGTCTCAATGGCCGCTTTGCGAATGATGGTGCTGTTATCCATTGTCTGTTTTCCTCCTTGTTATTGGATTAGAGAATGCCGTGCAGATAGTGCTGCTCGCCTGCGGCCTTTTCCACACCGCCGCCGAGGTTGCTGGGGAGGCCCCTGCTTTTCAGCACCGGGTCAACCGCCTTTGCTACCGCTGCGGTAATCATCTCCTGCACCTGCTCTGCGGTAACTGCCTCGTGCTGCGGCTCAAGGGCCTTTTCGACCGCCGCCTCGACCATAGCGTTGATGGTCTCGGGGGTAATCTCGTCAGCCTTGGAGACGCAGCCGCCTTTCTTCTTGGCCTCGGTCACGGTCTCCTTTTTCTTGGCCTCCTCCTCGGTTTCTTCCTCCTCGGGGGTCTTGGCTGCGGTGTTGGTGGCCTTGGCGAAAGCCGCCTCTACAGCCTTTTCCACAATCCCCTCAACTTCCTGTTTAGTCACTTGCTTTTCCTCCTTGTCTGCTTTCTTGGTGTCCTCCGGGTCGTTCTCGCCCTCGCCGTCCTCCGGCTCCGGGTCGTCGAACTCCTTGAGGAACGCGCCCAAGCTCTCGTAGATGCCTTTCAGCGTCTCGCGGTTCTTGCCACTCATTTTCTTCCCGGCCTTTTCTACGGGCTGCCCGGTCTGAATGGTCTCGGTAATGCTCTCTCCGCCAGTGAGAATACTGGTGATAATCTGGCTGAACTCCTCAAGGCACTCCCGCACCTTGTTCTCGTCGGTCTCGTACAGGTATCGGCCCGTGATGGGGTCGTATTTATATAAAATCTCCTCAAGGGAGTTAAAAGCGTTCCAAAAGAGCGTGCCCTTGCTGCGCTCCTCGTAAAGCTCCGCCATAGCCCCCTTTTCCACCACGGTCAGCCCCAACATTTTCCCCAACTGTTTCAGCAGCCCTTTCTTCTCGCTGGTTTCCTGTTTGCTCACGTTCTCCAATTCAACGTCCTCCTCGCTGTAATTTCCGAGGCCGCCCATCGAGAGGCCTGTGATCTCGCCTTTCTCAATGCCCTCCCACACGCTCTCGTCTGCGACCTCTACGGTCATAAGCCATGTCCCTTTCTTGATGGTCT